CATCGTTTTGGATAGATAGTACTACTCAAAGGCAGATATGCCCTAGAATCGCCTTAAAATGCTAAATAGCCCTATTCTTCGTAAATATCCACCTCATTAGGTAAATCTACCTCTTTATCAAACTCGTAAAGTGGAATATCTTGGATATTAGCAGCTTCGGTAGCAGGAACGACCATGCCAGTATCTTCAAGAGATAAATGCTCATCACCATCTATGTGTTGGGTACTATTCGGTAGCTCCTCTACATGGTTAGCTTTTAGGACATTAACAGTAATCTGCTTAACGACATCTCCTTCATGAGCAACCTCTTGCCTTTCGATATAGCCTCTACGCTTACCTTTGGTTTTTAACAGGAACATTGTAGCCAAGGTATCACCCTTAGCAATCCTTTCCATAAGCTTATGCTCACCGAAGTCAAGCATAATCTCCTCAGGCTCTATTTCAGCCAATCTTTGTCTAAACTCAGGATCTTTTTCACACCAGGCCTTATACTGACCTCTACCAACCCCTGCTGATTCACAAGCAATGGTGATATTGCCAAAATTCTCCTTGTAAGCTATGATAAAAGCTTCTTTGCTAATATCTCTGAACTCTGCATTCATATTATCGGTTTTTAGTTGGTGTTCGGATAGATGTGATATGTACTACCTTCTCTACCTTGATATGGTCAAAGCTAAGCACACTTTCGCACTTGCTACACTTGATGGTATGTTCCCTTATGGAACTATCCCAAACATAATCCTCTGTAGATACTCCGCATTTACATCTGTAAGTTCTCTTGGCTACTGTGTCTTTCATATTATAATAAATTATAATGGGTTATATGGAAAATAAAAAAAATCAGAATATTAAAAAATGTTAAAACAATGGTTGATATCAGAATATTGGAGGGCACAAGGGATCTACGAAAATTTCCGTACGAAAAAATAGGGTATAGGGTCATTGCTCGAATGTTTGATAATCTATATTATGTTAAGTAGTCACTTTGACATCCCCTACCCTATCCTATCCTATGCCTATCCAATGCGAAAATATACATTTTTACTTTATTGATTGTTTAGGCTCTCCTTTGCATTCGCTAACTGCAAACCTAAAATACTTATAATCATTGAATATTCTAATATATCCCTATATTACCAATATCAATACTATTATAATTTACTACTTTATTAGTAATATATATAATTATATAAGTTACTTATATAATGAACTTACTTATATAATGTATGTCAATTTAAGGGGGTAAAATACCCCTATTTTATACCCTTATATATTTCCCAGGGTTTTTGATATTAAAATTTTTATATATATGTTTATGATCTAATTGCCTATATTATTTTACAATTATTTCATATTATTTTACTTTGTATTGATATTATTAGTACTTTTAATTATCGTATAAAACAAACGATACCTTTATTATGTACACAATTACCGAACAAATTTTGCCCCTTTTATTCATTGGATTAACTACCTATTTTGTAGGTAGTGTTATTCGTTTATTCATTCACCTATTAATTAATGAACATGCAAACAATTAGTTTATTTGAATTGATCCTTTTATTTATTGGATCTATTCTAATTTATGTATTCATCAAAACACTATTTGAAAAACACAATAACTAAAAAACAAAAACACAAAAACACATGGAAACAACATTAACAAATTTTAGTCAATTACGCGAAATAGCGAAATTGATTCAACGTTCACTAGGCGAAAACTATTTGAACGATACATGGCGCGACGATATCTATTATTTAGGTGAACGTCATTATAACGATATCGTATTGACGTTATCAGGATATTACGCGCATACGGACGATTGCACCCAAATAGACGGGGAATATTATCATATTGAATTAGACGAAAACGATATAATTATGGACGAAATTGATAACGAATATATTTTGTCCGACGACGCGCGTTGTGTATTAAGTGGACGTTCAAGGGAATTTTATACTCATGACGATAATTGTAATAGTGATCATGACATATATACTTATAATGACGAATATATTACAAGTTCATACATGGAATATAATTCTCTTGTGTTCGATTATGACGGGGATATTAGACATATTGACGATTGCTATTATTGGGAATCAACGGGCGAATATCATGATTCACCCGAAAACGAGGACGAGGACGAGGACGAAAAAAGTAATTTAATAAATAGCTATTCTTATAAACCTAGTCCAAAATTTTGTTCTATGTCCTACGATACAAAAGAAACACCATTTTTAGGTATTGAATTAGAAATAGAACGTAGAAATTCAAATAGCGTTAAACATTGTGTATTGGCCGAGCTAATTAATCATGAACATTGGTATTTTAAGAATGATGGATCGTTAACTGATGGATTCGAAATAGTTACTCACCCCGTTACATTCAATTATTTGAATAGTGCAAAGGAATCGATATTAAATTCTTTGCGTATTATTTCGGATAATGGATATAATTCATATAACGCCAATACATGCGGGATTCATATACACATATCTAAAAAGGCGTTCACCACATGGCAATTATATCGTTTCCTGAAATTCTTTGTAGAAAATAAGGAATTTATAATAGGGATATCCCAACGCAAATTAGACAAGTTACAAAAGTGGGCAAATATTGAGGACGATAACAATTCCGAATTAATATATAAAGCTAAAAAAAAGGACGGCAATTCGGCCCGATACGTTGCCGTTAATCTACAAAACAACGCGACGATTGAAATTCGTATTTTCAGGGGTACATTAAACGGGCAATCATTTTTTAAGAATATCGAATTTGTATATTCTTTGTTTATGTACACAAAAGAAAACAACGAAATTTCGTTGCAAGGGTACAAAGATTATATTTCTAATTCATGTGACTATTCTAATTTAAAAAAATTCATTAAACTAAAAAACTTATAATTTATGTGTATAATAGCTATTCAACCGAAGGGAATCAGGATCAAAGAAAATATTTTGCGTAATTGTTGGGAATCAAATAATGATGGCGCGGGAATTATGTATGTCGAAAATAACAAAATAATCGTTCAAAGGGAATTGCATGACTTCAACGAATTTATGAGGATCAAAAGACATGCCGATAAAACGAACGGGAATATTGTAATTCATTTTAGAATTGCAACGTCGGGGGGAATAAACGAAAAAAATTTGCACCCGTTTAAGGTGAATGAATCAGTTTATTTTTGTCATAATGGTATGTTAGATATCGACGTACCTGCAAATTCACCGATTAACGATACGCAAATATTTAACAACTATTTTATGAAGGGATTGCCCGTTGACTTTGTCAATAACAATTCGATAATGCAATTATTGGAATACTCAATCGGGGATCGTAATAAATTTGTCTTTTTAGATATTACGGGCCAATTCCATATTTTAAACGAACGCGCGGGACGTTGGGATAATGGTATATGGTATTCGAACGATTCATACAAAAGGGACGTTTATTCATATTACCCGAAATTTAGTAAAAATACCCCCTTTGATTCCGTTGAATTTGACGAGGACGAGGAAACGGAATTTTGCGTATGTGAATCATGCGACGATATCGTTAACGTTAATGATATTGAACACGATAACTATTTCGATATTATGATATGTAAAAAATGTAAGGATTCAATATTGGAATATTCATTAAAATAATTGTGTTGTTTTATGTGTTGGGATATCCCGTAATTGGGGTATCCCTTTTTTATTTTAATGGATCGAATCAGGACGGGGAATAATTAAGGCCATTTTAAGGCAAAATAAGACAATAAAAAAAACAAACGATATAAGGATACCAAAAGTAAAATAAATACGCTAAAATTGGCTAAAAATAGCCATTAAATTGATTCTAGGTAATATGTCATGATCTACATATTTCCAGGCAAAGTCATATTAAAATTTTTAATAATGTGATAGGCTTGGGTGTGATATGGCAAAAACCTAACAAAAATCCATGGCAAAAATCCATGGCAAAAACCCTATGCAAAAACTCCCCAAAAACCCCGCTAAAAATTCATGGCAAAAATCTGCTATGATTAACAAAAGATTAACTAAACAATGTTAAACAATAACAAAAACTTTCTATAATTTTAACCACACAAAAACCTTTATTTATGACTACTAAATTCCATTTGTTGCTAGAGAGAAGTGAGTACACTTGCGACAATGACATTACCAAACTAGAACCGTTATTAAAAGAATTTGCTATTTCCGAGGGGCAAAAAACCTTTGTAAAATCCGACATTGTTTCTATTAAAGAAGCAAACGATTACATGAAGGAAGAGCTTTGGATTCAAGACAACAAGTACAATGGCGAAGATGTAACCTTTATACATTGGTACAACGAACAATTTTATATCATACAAACAAACTAAACAAAATGCAAAACACACAAACACAAAAACAGGAATTTAAAGTACAAGTAGATCAACTTTGTACTATTTGGACATCTAGCATAAAAATAATTGAGGCAAATACGCAAGAAGAAGCCGACCAATTAGCTATTGATATGTACCATAAAGGCGAACTATTCGAAAACCTTGCCGATTTTGTATATGTTTATGACTCATTAAGAGAAATGGAGGAAATCGATATTGTAAATCAGCAAGGGAATACAATTTTAAAAACACATTAATAAAGTTAACTTATGGCAAAAATCCTAGTTGCTTGTGAAGAAAGCCAAGCAATAACTACAAAGCTTCGTGATTTATATCACGAGGCTTTTTCTTGCGACATATTACCTTGTAGCGGTGGCCATCCCGAATGGCATCTACAAGGGGATGTTTTTAACTATGTAAATAATGGTTGGGATCTAATGATAGCCCACCCACCTTGTACTTATCTGTCTGTTAGTGGTGCAAGGCATCTGTATAACAAAGATGGATCTAAAAATCTTGAACGATACGAGAACCAAAAACTTGCTTTAGAGTTCGTACAAAAACTTATGGATGTACCAATCCCACGAATAGCAATAGAGAACCCTGTATCGGTTATATCAACAAAAATCCGTAAGCCTGATCAAATTGTGCAACCTTGGATGTTTGGAGATGAAGCTACAAAAACTACTTGCTTATGGCTCAAAAACCTTCCGATGTTAGAGGCTACTAAAATAGTTGGTAAGGGAGAAAGGACAATATTTAAAAGTGGCAAATCACACCCTAAATGGTATGCTGATGCTTTTGCACTAGCAAAAACCCCTAGTGAGCGTAGAAACTTGAGGTCAAAAACTTTCCAGGGGATGGCCCAAGCGATGGCAGAACAATGGACTAAAAATCTTTTATGATTTCCTTAACAAAAAACCCACTAAAAATCCTTAACAATAACAAAAACTTCTTAATTTTACCAAACAAAACAAAAAAACCATCTATGAATTTTGAATTAATCACCGCCAAGTATGATTGCAGATGCAGTCTAACAGGCAAAAACTTCAGTCGTGGTGACCAAGTGTACTACAACTATGAGGCAAAAACCTTTTTAGATCCTGTGTATCACGAGAACATCATGAGCCAACAAAAATCTCCTGGGATGAAATCCTACTTTGAACGACACCAAAAACTTAACAAGATTTACCCAACCCAAAAACCCTAACACATGGCAAAATTCGAGTTTGTAACAGAAACAAATGTAGTAACGCAATCAGTAATTTATTACACTAGAAAAGATGAATTATTTATGGAAAATAGCTTAAGTCATAACAAGGAAAAAGCTTATGACAGATTCATAAACATATCTAGTGGAGTAAAGACTGAACCTATTGTGCAAGTATTAGAAACTAGATATTCAATCACCCAATAAAAATCTGCAATCGTGCACCCAACCCCATCACATCTAAAACAAAAAGGGCTTCGTGACTATTTCATGGTCACAATCGATGCCCACAGGATTAAAAAGGATTACCTCTATCGTGGTATGTTTATTCATTGGGATAGCAAAAAACCCTTAGATAAGTTCTACTACTGGAGAGGAGATTATTTCACATCTATTGAAGGAGCTATGCGTTCTATTGATAGACATTACAAACTATATAAAAAACTAAAAAATGCTGATTAGAGATTATCGTGCCTTACTTAAGTATGGCGATATAAAAAAGATTTGTGAGGTAACAGGCTATTCACCCTACCTAATAAAAACTCGTTTAGCTAAGGCTGATGAGGAGATGATTGAGATTGTAGAAGTGTTCTACGCAAAGAAAATTGATGAACTTAAAAATGCTATCTATGATTACCAACAAGGCTAAACAAGTAAACTACTGGACTATACCTGCGGTTCGTAGGCATAAGCTTAATTTAAGGCAAAGAGAGGCATTAGCTAATGAGATTATCGCCAAGGTCTGTACCTACTACAATATCAGTAATGAGGATATTAAAGGCAAAAAAAGGTACAGAGAGCAAGTAACTGCAAGGCATATGGCTATGTATCTTATTCGTAACAAGGTGGGCCTAAAGCTTAAAGCTATTGCTGATTTGTTTGGTAGGGATCATACTACTGTCATACATGGTATAGCAAGTATATCAAACCAAAGCGATGTAGATTTAATCATTGCAACTGACATACAAAATCTTATTAATATTTTATAAATCAAAACACCAAAAACTATGAGTGATTTTTCAAAATGGGATGAGCAAGAACAAAGATTGTTTATTGCTAAAATCATCCACAACATCAACTATTCGCAGAACAATTTGATCCTAATGAAAGCTCTGGTAGAGCTATGGGATGTTTATCCTGTTCGTGAAGCTATGTTCTTTACACAAAATTTAATCAACCAAAAAACCCTATCTAATGGAAATGCAATTAACTAATCCTTCGTATGAATTAATCAACAAGGATTCGATGCTTAAACTATCTACTGAATTATCTCAGTTGATAAAAGAAAAAGGCTTATCATCTAACATTCAAGGCAAACAATTCGTGAATGTTGAAGGTTGGCAATTCGCAGGTGCTTCTTTAGGCTTAATGCCTATTATCACGCTTACTACCGATCTATCTAAAGATGATGAGATTAAGTACATGGCAACCTGTGAGGTTCGTAATATTACAAGCGGTCAGTTGGTAGCTACTGGTATTGCTTTATGTTCTAACAAGGAAAAGACAAAGCGTTTCTTTGATGAGTATGCTATCTTATCCATGGCTCAAACAAGAGCAATAGGTAAAGCTTACAGAAACTTATTAGCCTGGTTGATGAAAGCTGCTGGATTTGAAGCGACACCTGCTGAAGAGATGGACTTTGCCAAGGAAGAAACACCTACCAAAAAACCTAAGGTAGTTGAGGTAGTAGTAGAGGAAATTCCTGTTGAGGTATATCGTGATGATATTATTAAAAATATCCAAGCTGCTGCTAGGATGAAGGACTTGACTGATATATTCTTTTCTAATAAGGAATACATAGAAAAAGACCAACAATTAATGAAATTAATGACCGCTAAAAAAGAATCGTTAACAACAAAAAAGAAATAACATGAGTAATTTACTACCATCTATTGAATTAAATTCAATAACACCATCCAAATTTAGCATAGAATTACTTAAGCAAGTAGTTGTAACACATTTTAGAGAAACAGGCGATAATCCCCTTGAGATGCTCGTTAAAGCAGAAGCATTAGTTCAGTTGTTAGAAGGAATTAGAGCTGAATTAAAAGAAGATGTTATCAGTCAATTAGACTTGCATCCTCAAGGCAAGGCAATGGTGCTTGATGCTGAGATTAGCAGAATAGAATCAGGAGTTAAGTATGCCTATGATGGTGACCATACATGGCTTAAGTATAACCAAGAGTTAGAAGCTATTAAGTTTAAGCAGAAGGAAAGAGAGTCATTGCTTAAGACTATAAAAGAACCATTGGTTGATCCTGAAACTGGCGAGATGATTTATCCTGCACCTAAATTTAGTACAACCACCTTTAAAATATCCTTAAAGAAATAATGATACTACAATTAGAACAAACAATAGATGTTTTAACCCCTCTAGGATATGGAAAAGCAATCGCATGGATTGATTACGGAACTGATACTAACACCATATGGAAAGTGGTGTGTTACGATACAGGAAGAGTGCGTAACTTTTACGATGATGACATACTCGTTTACCCTAATGAAATGGATGGCGGTAAGGTAGATGAGAATTATTTTTCTAAAAGAGAGTTCCATGAAACAAACCAATCATTTATCAAGGGCCTAAAAAACCACTTTAAACCCAAACCAGATGCCGAATGAGATTAAAGGATTAGAGAACTCTATTCCAATTAGAATGGTTTATACTGACACTATGGAAGAGGTGCTATTTAAGTCGGCAGCAGCGGCTAGTCGTAAGACAAAGATAGCATCACAAGTCATCCGTGAATCGCTTAACCCTGTTGCTCGTAAAAGATTTATTGTGGATAACAGGAAGGTGGTTTTTAGGATTGGTAAGGAAGTTTAGTATATTTGCTCTGTAATATGCGACATTACAAAAAAGAGTTTATTGG